TCCACCAGCTTGCTGACCACATTGCCGGTTACTTTTCCACCCAGCTTGCCGATGCCGCTAAAGAGATAGGAAAGCCCCGCTTCCGATCCGCCCACCAAGGCAGCATACGCCCGCGCCTGGTTCCTGCCGGATATAAAAGGGGCTGTTGCAAAATAAAGCAACAGCCCCTAAAACTATGACGAAGTCTATGTCCCGCGGGCGACGAATCGTCGCCCCTACAAAGCTTACCGATAGACTTTTGAATTTTACAATAGTCCCTTTTTACTCTGCTATAACATCCATAATCATCTTATGGCGTGTTTTTATAATATCCATCATTTCTGTGTATGCAAGATATCTTCCATCTTCAAACTCATTGAGTTTTTTGTTCTCAAGTTCGTGAATTCGTTCTTGAAAGGTACGCATCATATCCTCAATTTGCAGTTCATATTCAATTACTTTTTCCTTGTCAGTCATCATAATTCCCCCTCTTTTTCAGTTCGTCTTCCGCTTCTTTTAAATTGTTTTTAAAATTCTCTATTTCGTGTTGCCAATGCTTCAATAACCCCGCTTTGTGTCGAGGTGTTTTCTCGTCCCAGTACTGATCATGCAATTTGGGGTTGCTCAACCAATCTGTATGTTCAGCCAATCTGCTTTTCCAAGAACTCATCGATTTTCTTAGTTCCCTGTCGCTTTGTTTTTGAATACTTTTGTTTGCAAAAAACTGTATTCCAATTCCTTTTGTTGTTATTATATCACCATTTTCGGAATTTTCAACCTCGTTTTGTCCGTCTTCAACCTCCATAGGATTGCTGTCATCGGTCTGCTTGGATTTTTCTTCCGACTGCTTGCTCTGGTCTGCCAGGATCTCCGCGTCCTGATACACCGGGGAGCCGTTTTTATCGTAGCCTAAAAACTCGTACTTTTTTCGGCCCATAGTAATGCTCGATCCAGTGGCTTCTGTCACCACCTCCCGGCCATCCCAGCCGACCTTGCCATTGGTGGTTTTCTGGGCGGTCTTCGGCTGAAATGCCGCATCTTTCGCCTTGACAGCTGCAAATAAATCTGCTACAGTAATATTATTACCGGCCGCAGGGCTTATAGAGCTAGCAGTTTTCTGTGAACTCTTTCCTGCAGGTCGGTATTTTTCTGTATTTTGAAGTTGATAACAACGCTTTATGGTGTTTCCACTATTGGGATCATTTACCTCTTCTACATATAGCTTTAGAACTTCTGGTCCCTTGCCTATATCTGCCACCGCATACATACTGTGCATCATTAAAGAATTTTGGGATTTGGTTTTTCCGGAGTCAATGGCATAGCTGTCAAGCAAGACAGCCTTTTTAACAATGTCATTAATATATGGCAGATACGCTCTTGCCGCAACATTGTAAGAATCTGTATGTACTTTTGTTTCATTAAACACCTTTCCCGACACCTGAATATCCCAACCGGTATCTGCATTTTTTTGTACGCCTCTTGTGGCATCCGGCTTCGTAGCGATCTGCACAGCGGTTTGCTCCGTTTCCCGCCAATCTCCATTTTTTGCCCGGTAAAACGGCGACTTTTCACCCAGCTCCTCCCAGTGCCTTTGGGCAAGCTTTTCTGTTGCCGCGGCATCCTGTTCCGTAAAGCTATTGACACTCTTACGTCCAATGCTTTGGATGGACTGGATTTCCGTATCCGTGAATTTCAGCTCCGGCAAATTTTGAGGCGGTTGCGCAGGTTTCACCGGATTTTTCGCCGTATCCAGAGCATTGTTGTAGCTATGCTCTTTGATTGTTTCAGATGTAATGCCGGGGCCTTCTAATGTGCCTGTGGTAATGAACGTTGTGAGTGCGGTATCAATGAGTTCTTGTACGGTGGGCATATCGTATTCTTCGCCGAAGATAATTGTGCGAAATGCGGGTTCAAGATAATTTTGCAACACTTCTTCAGAAATTTCACCGATTTCACTCACGGCAAATTTCGCAGCGCCTTTCAATAGCGCATTTTTGATGGCAGAAATTTTTCCATCTAGCTTGGCTGGCAGACCGCCGAATTCGCCGATACCGCCAAGGATGTTCTGCAACGTCACTTCAGATATGCCAACCAATGCAGAGTAGGTTCTCGCAGCGGGCTTGTCATAGCCCTTCTCCAGGGCATCTCCGTAAGCATTACCGGCAGAGCCCAGATACATGGCCATCGAACCGACTGCCTTTCCAAAGGGGGCAAACCCGGTTGCGCCTCCAACACCTTTTGAAATCAAAATAGACGGAAGCACTTTGCCAGTTGTAGTTGCGGCTCGATGCAGAGTACGATCAACCCAGTTTAGTTCAGGATCGCTGCCAACATAGGAATTGGCGATTTGCATAACGGTTGGATCTAGTTTTTTGTCTGTGAAATTCTGCGCGGTACCCATTGCCCAATCCACGGCACCAGCGCCCAAACCGTAACCAATTCTCGTCACCCCCTCGATCACAGGAATGTCTATGCCATTGATGCTGTCTGCGATCTCTCCCGCCCGCCGGTGCTTCAGGTAGTGCTTAATGGTCTGCTTGTACTGCTCCGCAAGGTTTGTGCCCTTTTCCCGGTCCTTGGCAATGTAATAGGCAAGCACTTTTACCTCTGATGCCGTCATGTGTTCGGTTTTATTGTTTTCCTCACTATATGCATCCGCTTCAGCTCTGCCGATTTTTACATATTTCTCGAAGTCCTTGTTTTCCTGTACCGAGGACAGCCGGACATATTCCTGAACATGTTTAGACTCGGCGATCATCTGTTCATTGCGGGCTATCAGATTCTTGAGTCCATCCAGATCTTCCACGCCGTACTTTTTATAGATATCGGCACGCCGTAGCTTTGCCGCTACTGCTGCCTTTTGCTGTTCTGTGGTCATCGCCAGTTTTTGGTCGTAATGATTTATCAAGGTTCCACTGTTTTCGATTTCGGCTTTTTCCGCCTTCATCACTTCCAGATCCTTGGCAGCCTCGTCAAAGCTCAATGTTCGGAGCGCCTCACCGGTGACCCAGGCCTTTTCATTCTCATCATCAATAAAATTGATCAGGTTTACCAGCTCGGTGCCGCTCTTTCCGGCATACTTTTGGCGATACCCTTCCTCTCGCTGGGCTTTTTTGTACGCTTGTTCCCCTGAATTATAGTCTTCTATTCCGGCAATTTTTGCCGCCAGCAAACCGTTTGCAATTTTATCAAAATATGGGTTTCCCCAGCTGCTCCAGTACTCGTTGTCCTTCCGGGCAATATTTAACACCTGCTCGCCCTGCGCCATAGCTTCGTCCAACGCCTTAGTGATGTTGGATACCCACTCCGGGTTGAAGTATTTTCCGTACTGGTTAAGGGTGCTTTTGATCTCACCGGCTTCCACGGCAAAGGCTTCTGCCTGTTTTGTGGCATTGTCCAGCCACTGCTGAGAATCACTAACATAAGAATCTGTAAGATCGCCCTTCCGGTTGCCAAACCGTGTGTTGTAGTTATCAAAATAACCGTTGTAGTTATTAATCCAGTTGTTAACCCGGTTTGTGATCTGCTGGCCCAGCTGCTCAAGCTTTCCTCGGTCCGTCACGTCCTGCACCACCGGCTTTTCTGCCGGAGCAGGCTTTGCGGTTGGCGCTGCCGGTTGCGTTACAGCCGTTGTCTTTTCCTTCACGGAATTGGCGGAGAGGCGTTGCTTTTCTCTAAGAGCCTCCTCCCTGAGTGCAGCATTGCTGCTGCTTTTTGACCCGGAATCGATTGTGGGAACAGCGCTTCCCCCGGTCAGGGAAGCATATTGTTTCTCTTTCTCCCGCAGCACCGACTCCATGCGGCCGAGAATACCATAGGATGAGTATTTTGCCAGCGCATAATCCTTGCCCATGTCATATATCTTTTCATTCAGCTCATCGATTCTTCCTTGATAGGTTGAGCTATAGGGCCTGCCGGCATAATAGGTGAGTTCCTCTTGCCACGGCTCTATCTGCTTCAGCTTTTGCCTCAGGTCTGTAATCTCCGCGGCTAACTGGGCAATATTCCCCTGGTTGCCTGAGGGCTGAGATGCTGTCTTGGTCTTGTTACCTCCCGTGCGTTCCGCGCTGACATTATAATACATCCGCATCCCCTCCTGCCTTGTCCACCATCTTCAAAGTGGCGTCAAAGATCTTCACGATCCAGCCGGGCACCGCCGCGCCCAGCTTTACGGCGTTTTCCAAAATACTGCCCAGCTCCGTAACGATGTACCACGCCAGCACCAGCGGCCCCAGCAGATTGGGCCAGGCGATCTCCAGCACAGGAATGTGGGAGAGCATCACGCCCATGATAAGATCCGCCAGCAGCGCCACGACCACAACCAGCACGCTGCCGATCTTATGCCACGCCCCGTCCCGGGCAGTAGAAGACTTCCATGTGCCATTCTTTCTTGCGGCGGCTGTGCCGGTGAGCCAGTCCAGGGCCATCAACGCCACCCAGACCACCGCCATGATGCCCTTCCAGCCCAAAAATGTTCCCAGGGCAGCAAAAAAGGCCGCGATGGCGGCCTTAGCTGTGACTATAGTTTCGTTCATTTTTCTTTCCTCCTTATGCTTTTTCAAATGTGTCCCGGTCCACCCACCCGTAAGGGCCGGTCTTTCCGGTCTTTACCAGATGATAGGGATGCAGCTTTCCGGGCTTGTGAATGGTGATCTTCGCCAGACCCGCCGGGCGTTCCTCGCCTGCCGTGCCGTTTGCCTGGGAATACTGCAGACCGCCCTTGAACCGGACGGTGTCGCCTTCCTTCGGCTCCCACGCAGGCTCTGCAGGGGCAAGCGGTTTTGCCGCCGCGATCTCCACCCCATCATACTTCCAGCCTTTCGCCTTTGCTGTGGCTTCCAGCTCCTTGCGGTCAGAGCCGTTTACACCTTCCAGGGTCACCCGGTAGGTCTTCGCTTCCTCTGCCTCTTCCTCATAGCTGATCCAAGGGAGCTTGCCGTGCTTGACCCAGCCGGTTGCGGGATATCCATCCTTCACGCCCATAGGAAGAACCGCCTGCAGCTGCACGCCGCTTTCCGGCTCGAAGGTGGCCTCTGCCGCCAGACCGTCACCTACATAGATGCCGCAATGTCCGGGCAGCCACACATACTCACCGGGAACGATGGTGGAAAAATCCTCACTGACATCAATGCACTGCTTGATCAGCTGATCCGTGCCGACATCGGGGATGCCGTTGGACTTATATTCCGCGCCTCCGTAGACCTGGGACGCGTCACCCTTCCAGCCCCACAACAGCCCCTTGATAAAGCAGATGCAGTCAAAGCCGAAGGTGTCAGCCGATGCCGCCCGGATCTTCTCCGCCCGTTTTGGGTCTGCCTTTGCGTAGCGTTCCTTGTTTTTGGCGTTCATAGGCGCGCCGAAACAACTTAACACATACATCGTCTTATAGTTGTTTACCACATCCAAACACGCCGCCACCAGCTGTTTTGCCGTTTTGATCATGTTGTTTTTCCTCCTTTATTACTTTTCGTATTTCTTCCATCCGGCAGGATAAGCTTCCGGAGAGTAGACATTGCCATCAATCAAAGACTGATACAGGGTACCGCTGTAGTCCACAACATCACCGGTGTTATAGGCATCATGCGCGCCAGTAGGCTGAGACCATACAGGATATCCGGCATCATCCAAACCGATCGCTGTAAACAGCGAGGCGGTGACATCCGGTGCCCAGTCTGCTTGAGAAGTATGCGCCTGTACCACCTTGTAAAGCTGGGGATCGTCCACGCTGTTTGTACCGTAGGTCACAAATTCCCCTGCGGCATAGGTTTTGCCAGCCGCCCATGGGTCATAGACCGTGGCGACCTCCATGGCCTTTTCATCGGAAAGGCTGGCAGCAAACATCTGTAATGCCTTGCGGAATTGCTCCGCTGCCTGTAATCTGTTCATCACATCACCCCCAACATGACATTCAGGATCTCATCCGCATTAGGCTGTAATGCTGTAGTCTGCTTATCTGGAATATACATATATACTTTCTCATAATCGTCATCCGAATAGGCAAACTTATTGATATTGTCAACAGGTTCAATATTTTCCTTTGGCATCAACAATGTTTGTAGCGTACCCTTAGACAAATCTACTTGCTGCTCATCAATAGGTCTGCCTTCTATATCAACATACTTCATATATTACACTCCTTTATTTCCAAGTTCCTACGGTGTATAGTGTTATATACCCAGTAGAAGATAGATATTGATCAGGGGTACCCGCTCTAAACAACCAGGTTTGACCCGGATTAGCGTTAATACCAATACCTGATATAGGTCTCACACTTTGTACTACAGCCATATTCGCTCCGGGTGATGGAATATACGAAACATTACAATACTTAACAGTATTGAATGTAAATGGGTAAGCGGAGAAGGTTATAGGGCTCTCATTTTCTACGAGAGCTGTTCCCCAGGCTGTTTTGAACCACAGTTCGCATATCACACTAGTTCCGAAAACCTCAGCGGTCCCATCAGACCATTTTCTATATTTATATATGAAAGTTTTCTCATGGGTGACATTACTTGTAGTGTAAGATATTATACTGGATCTCTCACCGTGATCCACGATATAAGGAGAGGTGGTAGGAACAGCTCCTACCTCGTTTGCTGTATAGCTGGGCTTACTTGATGCCAGTGCCCAAGCAGGAACAGATGGAATATCACTTCTATTCGCAACCCCTTGCCATGAATACCATGTATCATAGTACTCTTGACGGATTGCCATTCTAACCGTGTTTGCGGCATAACTCCAAGCGGTTTGCACACGATAGCCGGGATTGGAAGCATAATACTGCGTCAGAATGTATGCATAATTAGTGCCCAGCAGCTCTTTAAGGGCAGGGTTCTGATCGCCTAAATTTAGCAATACATAAGATCTTGTAACATTATCCGCACTTTCAGGAGAATTGATATAATGGGCTTGCTGTTGTATTGCTCCCACTTCAGATGCGGCATAGCTCGGCTTGGTATCTGCGAGTGCCCAAGGCGGAACTATCGGGATATCTTCTAAGGGTGCGAGTTCCTTGCCGCCGGAATAGACCTTGCCGGCAAATTCCGCGTTGCCCTGCCAGTCCAGGGTGTAGATGTTCTTTCGATCCGTATCACTTGAGCCGCCGCCTACAATATGAGCAAGGTTTTTATCTTCCACATTCCATTTACCTTGGACATGCTGATACTGACCGGCCGCCACCGTGTCCCGGCCTTCGGCAAATGCGCAGTAGCCCTTTGCTTTTGCCCCACGGCCAAAGGCTGCGGATATTGCCCCGGAAGCCTCTGTTTGATAGCCTCTTGTGAAAGAATATTCCCCAATGGCTTTTGTTCCGCTTCCTCCGGCATCTGTAACATTGCCGATGGCGTTACATCCCAAACCGCTTGCGCTGGCATGGTTGCCGCTTGCGGTGTTGTTGCTGTTTTGCGCGTGGGCGGCGATACCGCTGGCTGTGCTGCCGCTGCCCTCAGCGTGGGCGTTATCGCCGGTGGCGCTGCTGTTTGTACCCTCCGCGTGGGATCTTTTCCCAGCAGCTTTACTGCCGTAACCCTCTGCGTGAGAGTTTTCCCCGGTGGCGCTGCTGTTTGTACCCTCCGCGTGGGAAGCTTTGCCGCTGGCTGTGCTGCCGCTGCCCTCTGCGTGAGAGTTTTCCCCGGCAGCCTTACTGCCGTTACCCTCCGCGTGGGAATATCCGCCTGTGGCTTTCGTATCTCGCCCCTCGGCGTGGGAGCAATATCCAAGGGCTTCCGTCTCTCTGCCTTCCGCATGGGCAATGCCGCCCGGGATGTCAGCATCCTGGCCTGTGCCGTCAGCCTTACCGGTTTTAGAACCCCATCCCTCAGCGTGGGAATATTCTCCGTATGCCTGTGTGCTGAAGCCCTCGGCGTGCGCCCCTTTGCGCGCCGTATTTCCGGGAAATACTTTTCCGTCTCCGGTTTCCACCGGATCTGTATAGAAGTTGAAGATCTCGCCGCCCTCCGGGGTGGTTCTGCCTACGGGGCGCTCTCCGCCGAAAAAGTCCCGGATCGCCTGGTCGATCTCATTTTGGGTAATGCCCTGGCGCTCCAGCTGATCGATCTGGGCCTGGAGCTGGGCATATACCGGCAGCTGGGGATCTGTGGTGGCGTCCCCGGAGGGGTCTGCCGCCTCGGACACCCTGCCGATGGCCGCCCATAAGGTGGGGATCGCCACGGTGTTCCCGGCATCCACACCGTACACGCCGATCTCCAGCAGTGCCCCCACCTCCTGGGTACACTCTGCCGGGATCACCGCCGCATCCTTCACATCCAAAATATCCTTGGTGATCTCCCCGGCCCGAAAGACCACCGTTTTGGTAAGTCCCTCCCATTCCGGGGAAAAGCTGAGCTTCACCACCGCCCCCACGAGCCCCTTGGGGATCCGCGCCGGGGCGGTGCGGTATATGGCAGTTTTGCTTACCTGCATTTCATATAAAAGCATAAATTTCCTCCTTATTTTACCAATTTCCTGACGAGCTCCCCATCCCGCCAAATTGCCATTTATCGTGCTGACGCACGAATGGATAATGGATAATTGTCAATTTGCAGCCATCAGCTGCTCGATAAACGGGAATCGGCACCGGTTTATTCCTGATCGTCTGTTTCCGTGTCCTTGTTTGTCAGCTCCTCCCGGAGCTTGTCCAGCGCCTGGGCAACATACGCTTCCAGATACCCCTTGTTCACCGCGTCCGTGTCCTCTTCCGGCTGGGCAATGCCGGATACCCTGCCTCCTCCCAAGGGAAATACCAACGCCGTGGGCGTAAGCTCTGCCCGGGCGGCTTCTTCTGGGTTTTCCTCCGCTTCCGGCAGCCACATACGCACCCCCTCCGGGGACACCTCCGTATACCGCCGATCCCCGTCAGCCAAGAGGATCTGTCCGGAGATATTTTCTCCGTGAACCTCCGCCGCGCCGGGGGTCTTAAGATCCTCCACAGCTGCCAGCCCCTGCATGTCAACGGTCCTTCGCAGCTCGATATCTCCCATTTTCAAAACGATTTGCGCCGTAACAGCGCCGTTTTCCACCGTAAGCTCCATGCTTTCCAGCAATTTTTTGACCTCGTCTGAAGCTTCTTTCGCCAGGCGCTTGGCTTCCTGAACGCTTTTGTCCATCTGGGCGATCCCGGCGCTGGCGTTCTGGGCCTGCTGCTGCGCCAGCCTTGCCACCTCTCCCGCCTTTTGAAAGGATTTGCCAATGGCATATTTCCGCTCCAGCTCCGCCACCGTCCGCACGCCTTGCCTGTCCTGTTTTTTCACGAGCCGGACCTCCAGGCTTGCCAGTCAAGCTTCAGCTGCATGTCCTGATTGAGGGCTTTCAGCGTAAGCTCCATCCGCGTCAAAAGGGAATTGTAGGCGATCTCCGCCAGCGTGGCGCTGTTTAACCGCTTCGCATCCTCTATGGCAATATTGTACTCCCGCGCCGCCTGGTCGCAGCTTTCCTTTGCGGTTGCTACCCGGCTTTGATAGGTGTTATACATGCTGACCTTGGCGCTTTCACTGTAGCCGGAGCCGGTCAAGCCCCCGGCGGCAAGCTGCTCCGCTTCCACGCCGTAGGGATTGACCTGCTTCTGATAGTCTGCGTGAGCGGCAGACTGCTCTTTGGTGTAATCCGTTTTCGTCCGTTCCTTGGCATCCTCCAGTTCTGCCACCACCTGGTTTTTGGTTGCCTCCTGCGCCTGCGCTTGTCCCTTGGCGTAGTCCTCCACCCCCGTGATGAGCTTACCGTAGTTGTCCTGGGTTTGCTGAATCAGGTCCTCGTAAAGCACATTGGGATCGGTCGTGTCGCTCAGCTGGGATGTTGCCTTCTTGTTATCCATACTTTCACCTCATTTGATAAAAATAGGGGGAGCTGCGCTCCCCCCTTCGTAGGGACGGTTTTCCCGTCCCTACACCCGTTTTATGGGCGCGCCCACCTGGGCTGTCACCGTCACCGTCTCCAGGCTGAACCCCTTGGGGGAGGAAAATTTCAGCCGCAGATCCTTAAATTTCTTCTTTTTCACCCGAAATACCGCCGCGTCGGCTACATCGTCAAAGATCCCAACCCTTGTCCAGCGGTCTTCACCGCCCGCCTTGGCGGAAACCTCCAGCCGCTTCCCCTGAGCTTCGGCTACCGCCGGCTGACCGTCTAAGGTCTTCCACCGCCCGGGCTGCGCAAACTTGTCCAGCGGAGTGGTCCACCAGCTGGGTACAGCCGCCCCCTCTTCCAGGGTGTAGACCCCATCGTCCATGCCCAGATAGAGAACACCCTCCTGTACCCGGGTGGAAATGGGCGCTTTTTCCAGCTGCCAGTAGTAAAATTCGTATTCCCGGTGTCCCTCATGGGTGAACACCTGCCTGGAATCCGCCAAATATACCTTGTCCCCCACAAAGATCAGCAGATACCCTTCCCACTCCTCCAAAAGCATGTCCCGGTATCCTGGCTCTGCCAGAAGCTTTCGGTCTACCAGAGAGCTTCTGTGGGTCACCCCTTGCTCTGTGGTGATGTTGCCGCTGATGCCCTCCATGCCCCGGGGGCTGAAAAATACCATGTCATCCAGGAAATTTACCGCCTTGCCTACGCACCCCACCGCCACACTGGAATGGACGCTGGGATAGATCTTGCCGTAATCCGCGTCCAGAACGGGGGTGTGGTAAAATACATGGGTCCCCGCGTTTCCCGGGGCCCGGAAGACCCAAAGGGCGTTGTTGCCCGCGGTCATGCCGGTGATGGGGGCGTTGTCCAGCCCCTCCCGGTAGTAGTCCAGATCGCTGAAGTAGCTGGGGTCTTGGAGACTGCTGTGCCATAGGGTGTTGGGATACTGGGGATTGCCCGTAAAAAACACCCGGTTGTCAAAGGCCTGTACCATGGTGCAGCCCAGGATCTTCTCCCGATTGCCGGGAATGTGCCTTTTGAATTTGATGGATACATTGTCCTGCCCCTGCGTTCCCGGTTTTTTCGGCGCTTCCGCCAGGGTCACAATGCCTTTTTCCCAGTCTGCCGCGGAAACGGTAACCGCTTTCCCGTCTGCCGTCACCACCGGCAAAAAATCCTTGTCGATATTCTCGGCGTCCAGATGAAAGACCTTGCTTTCCCCGTCGCCCAAAAAGGTGTTGATCCGGTAGTCGGAGAGCAAATTCACATCCTCCAACACCGTGCCGCTTCCCGCGGGGGCTCTGCCGATGGTGGTGGTGGGGATGTAGCCCTCCACCGGGGCAAGGGTCTGTCCGTCATAGCAAAGATAATGCGCCCCGTCTAAGAAAAACCACTTGTCGCCGTAGGAAAAACCGCAGCTTTTCCCGGCCTTGAGGCCCTCTCCCAACACCTGGGCTTCTTTTCCTGTCAGCCGGTAAAGCTTTTCGCCGCTGTGTACCAGCAAGTCGCTCCCGAAGCCGTAAATGCCGTAAACCGGCTGGGAAAAGGCCGTATGTAATGAAAGCCCCGGCCGGGTGCGGATGCCTTGGGCAGTTTTGTAGCAGCGCCACATATTCAGACTGTCGGGGCTTCTCTGAAGACTGATCTCCTCTCCTCGAAAGTCCACACCCCGAAAGCCGCCGTAGATCCTTCTTACCGTGGCCATCACAGCGCCACCCCGCCTTCTACCCGGATGCCGCTTACCGCATACCGGGTATCCAGCCGCCGGAGCATGCTTTCGTACCGGTCGGCGTAGACCTTGCCATACTGGGCAACAGGGTCGCTTTTTAATAGATCTGCCGCAGCGCCGTAGGGCAGCAGCGCCAGACAGTCCGGACTAAGCTCCAAATTTTCCGTGTCCTCGGTCCGGGGCGTGATCCGGGCAGGATAGACGAAGCACTCGATCTTCGCGACCCCGTCTTCTTCAAATTCCAGCGCCGTACCGGCGGCCCGGAGGGTGTACGCCGCCCCGGAAACCGTGCCCAGCTGATAGATCTCTCTGCCTGCTGCCTTGCCCAAGGCAGCAAGATCCAAAATTTCTCCGGCTTTTACCGGCAGCCGTAAAAACCGGGGCAGCTTCTTCAGCCGCGCCAGCTCAAACTGCAGCTGATCGATCACATGGCATAGCTTTCCGGCGATGTCCGGGTCCTCCGTAAGAAACAGGCTCTCCGGATTCCCCTCCTCCACCAATGCCAAGATCTTCTCTTTCATTTCAAAAAGTGTCATACTGATTCTCCTTTCCTATTCGATCAGGAATTAGGAATACCGCTCCCACCAACAAATTGCCATTTATCGTGCTGACGCACGAATGGATAATTGATAAT